CTCCTGGCCCGCGGAGCCTTGGGCGACACAACCATCGTCCACAAGTTCGGGGGCCACAACGCGATCGGCACGGTGTTCGAGCCGGTGTGTGGTCTGGGCCTCTACCGTACCCCGCAGGTTGCCGGCGCCACAGCCCTCAGGGTCAAGGCCGGCAACGCTGCCGACACCGCTGCAGGAGCTGGGGCACGAGAGATCACGTTCGAGTACCTGAACGCCACCGGGGCGCTGGTCGTCGAGGCCATCGCTACCGCGGGCGCCTCGGCCAGTGCCAACACCTCCACGACCGCCATTCGGCTTCTCAGGGCCTATGTCTCCGCCTCGGGGTCATACTTCGACCCCAACGTGACCCTGGTCGGCTCGCACACCGCGGCCATCGTGATCGAGAACGCCGCCGGCACAGAGGACTGGGCCAGCATCGAGCTGGACGCAACCCTGCCCCTCGCGCAGACCCTGATCTCCTGCTACACGGTCCCGCTGGGTAAGCGAGCCTTCATCGGCAACCTGACCTTCCAGGCCGACACCAACAAGGCCATCGACGCCGTCATGGCGTTCCGGGAGAACATCCTGGAGACCTCGCCACCGTACAAGGCAGCGCGCGGCATCATTCATGTTGACGAGCTGCAGGACAGGTGGACCCTGACCAAGCCGTTCCCGCACTACTTCCCGGCCCTGACCGACCTGATCTTCTTGGCCCATGTGACCGCCGGAACCGGCGACGTCAACATCGCCTACGACATCATCCTGGAGGATGCCCGATGAGCCTTCTGACCCTCGTACAAGACGTCCAGCGCCGGCTGACGCTCAACGTCACCACCAGCGTGATCTCCAAGGTCACCGACGTGGACGTGATGCAGATGCTCGGCCTTGCCAAGCAGACCGGCGACGCGCTCGTGAACGAGCACAAGTGGACTGGTCTGATGGTCGAGAAGACCTTCCTGACCACGGCGACCGAGGAGCAGACCGCCTCAGGGGTGGTGCCGGCCGACCTGGCCTACTTCATCAACGAGACCTTCTTCAACCGGACCAACACCAGGCGGGTGATCGGCCCCCTGACGCCCATGGAGTGGGCCGCGGAGAAGGCCATCCTGGCCACCGTCCTGCGCGACAGCTTCCGCATCAGAGGGGGCAAGATGCTTGTGACCCCGGTGCCGGCCGCCGGCCAGACCTGGGCCTTCGAGTACATCTCCGACCTGTGGATCTACCTCAACGGCGGATCGACCCTGGACGGCAGCGCCTTCGCCGACGACAGCGACACCTTCGTCTTCAACCATGAGCTCATGGTGCTGGGGGTGTTGTGGCGCTGGAAGGAGGCCAAGGGGCTGGACTACGCCGAGGCCCAGAGGAACTACGAGGTCTACGAGGAAAACCTCATGGCCAAGGATGGCTCAGCCCGGTCCATCGCGTTCAGCGACGCATACCCGATCGGCGCCCGGATCCCCTACGTCTCTGAGGGAGCCTGGAACCTGTCATGAGGAAGGCTCTCCGGCGTCAGAACAAGAGGCGGGTCTCCACCCTGAAGAACAGGGCCGGCCCGATCGGCGGTTGGGATCTCTCGGCGCGGTCGAAGGAGGCCGGCATCACGGTGGCCTTCGAGCTGCAGAACTTCATCCCCGAGGTGGGCAAGGTCACCTTCCGCAAGGGCTCGGAGGACCACGTCACCGGCATCACCGGTCCCGTCGGCACCCTCATGGAGTACACCTTCGGCACCACCTCGAAGCTGTTCGCCTCGACCGCCACAGACATCTACGACGTCACCGCCGCCGGCGCGGTAGGCGCCGCTGTCTTGTCTTCCCTGACAAATGGCATCTGGGCCAGCATCAACTTCTCGACCACCGGCGGCAACTTCCTGTGCCTCGTCAACGGAGCCGATGGGTTCCGCACCTACGACGGATCCTCGTGGGTCACCGAGACCATCACCGGCGCCACGGCGGCTGACATGATTGATCTCTTCGCTCACAAGGAGCGGATCTGGATGATCGAGAAGAACAGCCTGTCGTGCTGGTATCTGGCGCCCCGGGCCAAGTCCGGCGCCGCGGTTGAGTTCGACATCGGGTCAGTCGTAACCAAGGGCGGTCATATCGTCGCCGGCGCAAGCTGGTCCTTCGATGGCGGCTCTGGTCCAGACGACTACTGGGACATCGACACCTCCGAGGGTGAGGTGGTCGTGTACACCGGGGTCGACCCGGGCACCGCGCAGACCTGGCAGCTCGCCGGCGTCTATCAGATCGACAAGCCGGTCGGGCGCCGCTGCATCCTCAACGCCGGGTCCGACCTGGTCGTCCTCACGGAGAGCGGCACGATCCCCATGTCGCAGATCCAGGTGTCGGTGTCGGGGCGTGACATGGTCCCGGACGCCATCAGAGATCCATTCATCGCAGCCTCCCAGAGGGTCGCCGGCACGGTCCCCGGCTGGCAGCTCTTCCTGTACCGGCGCAAGGGCTGGCTGTACGCGAACATCCCCTTCACGGATGGCTCGAGGCAGTACGCCATGAACACCGTGACCAAGAAGTGGTTCGAGATCCAGGGCTGGGATGCCGACTGCTGGGGCGCCCTCGAGAGCGACCTGTTTTTCGCCATCCCCGACGGCACCATTGTGAGGGCCGACAGCAGCTTCGCCGAGCGCGGCAATGACATCGTGGGCCGCATCCTGACCGGTTGGGACGACTTCGGGACCGACTACGTCAAGCACTGGAAGATGGTCCGCCCGCTCCAGGACGCCTCGGAGGTCTTCATCCCCCTGATCAAGATGCAGTCGGACTACAACCTCGACAACGTCGGGGGCGTCGCCGGCAGCTTCGCCGCGGTAGAGGGTTCCACCTGGGACGTCGCCGTGTGGGATGTCGCCGAATGGATCACCACCAGCCAGGGCCGCAGCCGTTGGTACGGCGTTGGAGGTGCCGGCATGGTCGGCTCGATCCTGTACGAGTGCCGGCTCAAGAATATCAGCCTCAGCATCAGCGGCTGGGATGTCCTGTTCGAGAGGGGCGACGTGCTGTGACCTCGCGCCGCCTGGTGTTCGGACAAGATATGGCGGTGGCCAGGTATGTGGGGTCGTTTTTCCCCCACAGCCATACTGTATGGGATCCGGCCTGCACCGGCGTCGGCGTCATGCTCGACGACGAGCTCAAGGGCGGCCTGGTGATAGAGCTGCTGACCACGTTCGACGCCCAGGTGTCGTTCGTCTTCGAGACGCCCAAGGTGGTCAGCCGGCGCCTTATCCGAGAGTTCCTCCACCATTGTTTCGTTGCGCTCAAATTGCAACGATTGACGTTTGAAGTATTACCGAAGAACAGAGCAAGCAGAAGGTTCATCGAGGGTCTCGGAGCCAAGCTTGAGGGAAAGAAACGCAAGGGTTACGACGGTCATAGGAACGCCTTGATCTACGGTCTACTGCCAGAGGAGGCAAAATTCCATGAAGACGCCTAAACAGCCAGATCCGTACGAGACCGCAGCCGCCCAAGGTGGCGCGAACCGCGACGCAGCGGTGACCTCGTCGATCGTGAATAACCCGAATGAGGTCGGCCCCTACGGGGACGTCTCCTATTCGTTCGACCCGAACGACACGTACACCCGGTACGACGTCGAGGGCAATGCGTACAAGGTCAACAGGCAGACCAAGACCACCACTCTGTCGCCGGACCAGCAGCAGATCCTGGACCAGACCAGCCAGCTTGGCATCAGCATGAACGACCTGGCCCAGGGGCAGGTCGAGCGCATTTCTGACGTGGTCGACAGGCCGATGAACCTCGAGGGCATCGACGACGCCCAGCGTGTGGGGTCCAACGACTTCGTCGGCGACCGCAACCGGATCGAGGACGCCCTCATGGGCCGTCTGGACTACCGCACCGACAGGGACCGCGAGGCGCTCGACGCAAGGCTGGCCGCGCAGGGCTCAAACCCGGGCATGGCAAGCTACAAGAACGAGATGGCCGACTTCGACGAGAGCCTGTCCCGTAATCGGGTCGACATGATTATGGCCGCCGGCACCGAACAGCAGCGTCTCGCTCAGATGGAACAGGCCGAGGCCGGGTTCAACAACCAGACCCGCCAGGGCGAAGTCGGCGAGGCGTTCGCGCTCCGCAACCAGCCCTTCAACGAGATCAGCGCACTCATGAATGGCTCTGACATCGGGATCCCCGAGGCCCAGGCCACCTACCGGCAGGGCGTCGAGGCGGCTCCGGTGGCAAATGCT